ATTTGTAATTTTTTCTGTTGCAGCAATTCCAAATGAACCTAATACTAATATTTCAAATGCTGTAAATATAAACTCATTTACAATAAGTTCTTTGCCTAAGTAGCCTGTTATAATATCTACTGTTGCAAATAAACACATCATGATAAAAGCTAAAAATCCTATTACAGATTTTTCATTAATGGAATTGTCATCACAAAACATTTCTCTTAAAAATTTCATAGTTTTATTTTTTAATTTTTTTACAATTTATATGGTTTTATGGGTTATGTAATAAAAACCCATCCTTCAGACTTATTAATATATAAACCTTCTACTTCATCAATTTGATATATCATTAACCCTATAGCTGGCATAAATATTGATCTTTTTGCTTCTCCTGTCATTCTTGGGAGTAAAAATCCTTTTACTGTTGAATTTATATTTAATATAGAAGAAGGTTCTTCTACGTCAGTACCTATTAATACATTCCCATTAGTATTAACTTTAAAAAAAGTAATATTAGTATCTAAATCTTTAATATTCCAACTTGCCTCTCCTTTTATATACCAATTAAAAGTAGCATTTATAGTTATAAATAAAGAATTTACCCAATCAACTAAACCTTTTATTGTAGGAAAATAAGTTTCTGAAGTTTCATTACCAACTACTGTTGATGTTTTATTAGTTTCATTTTCAGCAGTAAATCCTAAACTATTTTGTTTTAAATCTAAAGACATCTGGGTAGCAATACTAACTGGTTTATCAGCATCAGATGTATTATCAACATTTTCTAAACCAACTACTAATTTATCTAAAGTTTGAAATGTTTTATCCCCCCTCCAATATTCAGAGGAAGTACCACTTGTTATAGTAGGCTCTTTAGTTAATAATCCTACATTAACTGCATCCACAGTAGGATACTTTATAGAACTAGCTGTTAAATCATTTTGTTTATTTGCTAAATCTTCAGGGGTATATTCTAAAGCATTAGTTACATCTGAACTTAATAAGTATACATCTCCTTGTCTTTCATTAAAAGAATTTACTCCTGTAGATGTATTTATAACTTTATTAATCCATGTTTGAGAAACACTATCATAAGATAATACATCTCCTTCTTGTAAATTTTCAAAACTTAATCCTACTAAGTCATCTATATTTGGTGTAGATAAATTATAAAATCTATTATTTTGTCCATCCCAACCATAATATTTACCATCTGTTTTAACATAATAAATATAAAAAGGGTATCCAATATCAGGAAGACTATTTAAAAAATAAACTTGCATGTTTAAATTTTATTTTTTTGTAGTTTTCTTTACTTCTTGGGTTCTCATTAAAACTTCTTTTAAATTTGTCCAAAGGGAAAACCCAAAAATAGTTTTTATATTTTCATCTATACTTTTTGCTTCTACAAAACATAAAGATAGAGTTATTAATTTAGTTAATAAATAATTATTTTGATAATGTAATTTTGTAAATTCATTTATTAAATTATAATCTATTATAAAAAATGTTAATACAGTTAATTGATAAAGTAAAAATTTGCTAATAATTACACTTGCTTTTCTAGATGTAACAGATTCCCACCCTCCCAATTTAATTGCTTTAGTAACTCCTAATATAGTATCCAAAAAAATCATGGCACCTACAGCTAATAACAATCCATATATAGGAGACACAAGGGCAATCAAAGAAATTAATAATGTTTTTAAATAGGTTACTATATTAAATTCGGGTATTTTCATTATTTTATAATTTTGCCTTTACTATTAAGGTGTTATTTAGTTAAAATTTATTATTGGTGGTTTAGCAATATATTCAATAGTAGCTAAATCTTTTACCCACAATACATCTTCATATGTTGCATTTAAAACTTCTTCTTGGGATATAATCCAGTTATTATTATTATCTTGAATAGGATTAAAAAATGTATTATTAGAATAACACTTTCCTATCAATAATTCTTTTTCTTGTTCTGTTAATAAATATACTATCATACGTTTCTGCTTAATGTAGTTTGAAATGTTTCTATAGCTGTTCTAAAATTGGCTTCTTCAGTGTCACTAAGTGCTTCTTGAATACTAGCAAAAGCTAAATTTGCTTCTGAATATTCTGCTGATACTTCATTATTTGATGCTAATAAATAATAATTAGCATTTAAATTACTTGCATCAACTCCTGAAACTGGTATATAAGCAATTCCTGGTCTGTAATATTTAAAATCAAGTAAAGAACTTTTGCTCATTGTAAAAAATCCAATTTGACTTCCTGCAACGTCTCTTCCAGACTGAATAAATCCTAAAGTGGAATAATCTTGTCCTGAAAATTCAGGATAAAATCTATTAGATGCCTGTCCAAAAGCATCAATCAATCCCATTGGAGACCCGACTGTTAATACATTTCTTATGTACATTGAAATAGATTTGTTATCATTTGCTAAATGAACAATATCATTTAAGTATGTATCAGCAAATCCATTTACTCCATTGCTTGTCATTCCATTTGCATCATGAGTAATTCCACCACCAAATGTCAATCTAAATGCTTCATTTAAGTCTCTAGGATCTTTTAAATTCCACTTATGAGTATTGTCAGTACCACCAACTATTGGATAAATAGCCTTCATTTTAGTCCATATATTGTCAACTTTCATTTGAACTACCAAAGTATTAATAGCTCCTGAAATAGTAGTGTCTGTTATACTCGCAGCAGTTAAAAAAGCCTGAGCATCTGGATCTAAAGAGGGTCCAAAAGAATAGGGATTTATTATCATCTAGTTCCTATTAAAGTTATTTTTAAGCCTGTAGCAGTTCCATCTCCTATTTGGTCAATGTCTACAGTTATTTCAGCATCGTCAGTTAGTGAAGATGTTGCAATTGTAGCAGGTACTGAAGCTGTAGTGCTTGTTTTTTGTCCATTATCAATAGTTAATAGTGTCCCTAAAATAGAAGTTCCATTTTGGTTTATATCAACTGTAAAGCCAAGTCCAGAAGATTGAGCAGTTGTTAAACTTGCTCTTACTTCAGTAAGTGTAAAAGCTGTTGGAAGTCTAAAAGTAACTTTTGAAAACCCCGCGCTTAAAGGAGTTAATTCATCACTTGCTGCAACCTGAATTTCAATTGGAATAGACACTGTTTGTAAAACCCAAACAGCTGCTCCAGTAGTTGCATCAGTACATTTGTAAATGCTATTATCATCTAATGTCCATATTGAACCTACACCATAACCTAATGTGTTATCATCGGTTACTGTTGGAGTAGTACTAAAATTGTATAATGAGAATCTAATTCCATTTCCACTACCATTCATTACATAAAGTCTACCTGCTTCCCATTTTAACTCATAACCAAGTCCACAAATTTGAGCAACACCATTACTTCCACCAAGTCCTGCATCTATAGTTCCTTCTCTAAATCTTGAACTGTTATCAAAAAGTAACCCTTGAGTATCATCAAAAACTATGTCATTAGCTCCTGATATATTACCCACTCCTAAAACACTTGATAAGTTTTGGCTACCACCACTACCTGCAGTAATCCAATCTCCCTGTTGATTTAAAACTAAACCTGCATCGCCTCCACTAGAAATACCTAAACAATTTTTAATTAGGCAACATAAGTTTGCACAACTACTGTATAATATATTGTATAGTTTAGTACCTGCTATGTAACCAAACATGGTTAAAATATCTGCTCTACTTAATCTGTTCATTTATTTATTTTTTAATATGTTTTATTTAATATAAATATATCACTATATATTGAGTTCCCTGCATTATTACTTCCCCATTCTACAGTTACGTCTATTGTGTTACTTATTGTAGTGTCAAATGTAGTATTATTAACAACATTAAATGCAAAGCCTTGAGGTGCTGCATTGGAAGTTTTAATATAATGAAATGAGCCAAGCGAAACTATAGATGCTACAGTTGCACTGCCTATTTGTCTAATCGTAAAATCAATATTTAAACTCCAAACATCATTTATTATTGAGTTTGTTAAACTTTGCACCCCGCTATCCAATAATACAATGCCATTTGAGGAAGACCTTATTCTAATAGTTTGATTGTTTGCTGCGTTTATAACTCCTCCGAAAATACATCTAAAGCTATCTCCTACTTGAAATCCATTTGCAGGAACTGACAAAGTACCAACACCTCCGTTAATTAAAGAACTTTCTACTGTTGTTCCTGAAATTATTGTACTATTACCAGTTTGTGCAAATAATCCTTCTAAACCTGCTGGACCAGGAACTCCTTGAGGTCCTTGAGGACCAACAAATGAATATGTGTTCCAATAAACCCCTAAAGTAGAAGGAGGAATTAATGCATCATTGTTAGCTATACAAATATAATAATTACCAAGATAGTTTACAATATCTCCTATTAAATATTGATTTGTACCTATTCTTGTTGGGTCCCATTCAAATCCTGAAAGTCCTTGTGGGCCTTGTGGACCCTGTGGTCCTTGAGGACCTGAAGCTGGTACCCATTCTCCTTGTTGATTTAAATATAATGTTGGACTTCCTAAAGAACTTATCCCAAGACAGTCTTTAACTATGCAACAAAAATTAGCACAGCTACTATATAATAAGTTATATAATTTTCTTCCTGCTTTATAACCAAAAAGATCTATAATTTTTTGCTCAGTCATTATATAAAATATAATTTTTTATTAAGCTAAACTTTCTATATAATGATTAAAGTTTGGAACTTCTATTTTTAAGAGAGGATAATTATTATCATCAAAATAATCTTTAATTTCAACCCAACTTTTTAATGATTCTATTGAGTCAATAAATTGACCAAAAGATATTTCTCCATTATTATCAAATTTTACACTATAAGGCACTTGTTGAGTTTTGTAAAGATATTGTACATAATCTCCAGGCACATGATAAAAACTATATAATTGTAATATTGTTGAATTACCTGGGGCTTCTTCATCTAATTGATATATTACACTTTTAGTTATATAATCATTTAATGTAAACATATTTTGAGGAATACCAGTATAAGATTTAATAGTTTCTACTAAAACTGAATTATCTGTATTTAATGGAGATACATTTTGTATTACTAAAACTGTTGAATTATCTTGCCCTGGAATAACTATTCCTTGGTTAGTTGTTTGATATTGAAAATTTATATTATTTGTATATACTTTTATTTGTATCATTTTAATTATATTTTTTTATTATAAAGTAGGAATTATTGTAGGTTGTAAATTTGGAGCCCATCCTGAAAAAATTACAAAGTTATCATCGTAAGAAAATGGTTTATTTAATACTCCAGGATTAGTTTGTAAGGTTACACTAGAATCTTTTACAAAATAATTTGGTCTACCTGTAAAAGGAAAGGCAGGATCTGCTACCCAACCATAACTTAATTGACCAACATACCCATTAACACCATATGCTACATCTACAAATACATTTCCAAAAAGAGAAATAATTCCATTTCTATTTATACTAATAGGTCTGACAAAATTTTCAAAATAACATTCTGTAGCTACTATTTTACTATTACTATTTGCTCCCAAACAAATATTGCTAGACCAGTTAATTACATTTCCTGTTGTATCTGCTATATATAAATTATTTGGAATTGCAGTTAAGTTTGAATTTTTAACTCTTAAATTATTTACAACAATAGAAGAATTTGCATCTGCATCAAAAACAGTTAAACCACTAAGAGGCAAGTAATCTACTGTATTTTCATATCCTGTAGGAACATATTCTCCAGTAAAATCATTATCTCCTGATACATAAAGACTAGAATTATTTGCTGTGAAAAAAGCAATATTATAAATATTATCAAATTCGATATTTCCAAAATAACTAGAAGATCCTACATCATTTATACAGATTGTTGAAAAATTATTAAATTTACAATCATCTGCCCTTAAAGATGCAAAAGTAGAAACATAAAATGGAACTTTAACTTTAGTATTATCTAATGAGGTATTAAATTCTAAATTATATAATTGAAGTTCTGCTTTTTCATTTATAGAAATGTAATAATAATTATTACTTGTAGTTTGAGTTGGTAAAATTACAGTACAATTATTTATAAAAACTTTTGAAAGATTACTAACTTGTAAGCCTGATAAATTATCTACTGCAGAAGTTAATGTTAAGTTACGCATTGTAAATGCTGCTTGATCTGTAACTATTATAGCAGATAAACCAGTATTTATTGTAACATCTGCTTTATTTCCTGTTTGACTTTGAAATATTAAATTATATTGAAATTTATTTGTAATTAACAAATTGGTACTTAAAGTATATGTACCAGTTTGTAATGAAATAATAACTTCTTCTTTAGCAAAATGATATTTAGCTATTTCATCTAAAGCAGTTGGTAAAGTATTAAAAGGAGCAGGTTGAGAACTTCCTACTAATATTGTATTACTTACCTGCCATACAGGTTGTCTATCATTAATTAAATCTTCTAAATCAGTATACCAACACTTAATATAATTCCATATATTAGTTAAAGTTACAGTTAAAGAAGACCCTGTAGCAACAACTGTTGCGGTATCATCACAGTTTCTTAAATTTGGCCCTACATAATCTACTATATCTGTATCTGGAGTTACAGCACATTTAACTGTATCCCATAATAGAGCTAAAAAAGTATTAAAATTAGTACCTCTAAAGAGATAATCATCTCCTTCACAATCTTGTAGATTATCTCCTGTATAAATTAAACAATTTGTAGATTGTAATCCACAAGGACATTCTTCTGTAAATTGTTCAGTAGTACAAGTACAAGTAGTTGTACAATTACAAGTAGGAGTTACTTGAGTACAACTTTGACATTGTGAACAACTAGAACAGTTACAATTTGGGTAATTATTACACATATTATATATTTTTATTTATTATTATTTATTTATGAACAAACTCCTAAAAATTGAATAGGAATCCCTGCAATATACAATGGTTCTATATTTATTGGTGTAGGATTAGGATTTCCTATAGTTGAAGTAAAAGTTCCTGTTACAGTAGAATCTACAGTAAATGTATGGGAATGCTCTCCTGAAGGACCTACCATTGATGCTGAATAATAATTACCTGCATTATTTTCTCCTGTTTCAAAGTTAGCACAAGCATTTTGATCTCCTGGGGGAGTTGGATCTGCAGGATTTACAGGGCACCCTGAATCATTATCAATTTTAACCCAATGCCTATGTTTACCATCTAATTCTGTTTCTCCTGTAAAATTTAAAGTAAATTCTGCATCTACATCTAAAGGTACTTCAGGAATATTAGGTTCAGCTAATGTTATTGTATTAGAACCCCCTGTTGTACAACATCCTGCACAATTATATTTTAAATATCTTCCACAAGCATTTATTGTAGGATAAGAAATACCATTAATAATATGAACATATCCATTAGCTATAGCCCATCCACTTAATCCTGCAGAAGCTAATCCTAATCCATTAGAATCAAAATCATTACCAATATCTCCAAAATAAGGAAGTATAGTTTTTTTAGGAACAAATGCTCCTAATTGAAATGTTTTACTAGTAGGAGTTTCATTAACTGTAACTCCATTACAAGCTGTAACATTAATAATTTTATTTGTAGGAGAATTATTTACTTGATTTTGTAAAGCAGTTAATTGAGTATTTAATGTTTGTAGTTGAGTACAAAAGGCAGACTCAGTATCTAAAATACTTTGTAGTACTGTTAATAAAGAAGTTTTAATTAAATTAATACAAGGACTGTTTTCTACTAAACTTGACATGTCTAATTGACTTTGGAGTATTCCAATACAATTATCAAACTTAGCAATTACAGATGTAAGTAATTCACCATTAGTAATAGTGTTACCATTACATATAACTAAATCAGGTCCAGAGTAATGAATTAATCCAGTATTGCTTTCTAAAGGGTTACAGTCTACACACATATTTTTTATTTAATTACTTTACAAACTTATGAATAAATTTTAAGTTTTTAATTAGTTTTTTCTATTAAATGAGTAATTGGTTTTAAGTCTAAACATTGAAGAGTAGTGAACACATCAAATTGGATATATTCATATTCAAATGTTTCAGTATATAAATAAGATTCATTAGAAAAAATTTCATTAGTAATAGAATCATATTGAAAATTAAAAAATCCTAAGTAATTTGCGTTTTCTAATATTTCTAATACTTTTGCTACATCTGCTACAGTATTTATTTGACAATTTATCCATAAAGAATAAATATAAAAACCATCTATATTAGGTATTGCAGGTAATTGAAATCTAAATTCTCTTGAAGTATCAATAGTTTTAGTAATTGTCTTCACTATTAATTCTACTTTATTTCCTACAATTCTATTAAATCTTTTAATAGTTTTAACAGAACCATCTTCATTACTAGTACAACTAAAAAATAACTTACTCATTTCTGGTAAGTTAAAATTATTTTCTAATAATTGTTTTGTATGAATTAATTTTTGTAATTTATCTTTACAAGTCCTATATCCATAAGTTTCTGATCTACAAAAAGATTGTACTAAGTTTGAAATTTCAGTATCTAATTTACACAATAAATCTTTATAAGTACTTAACCTCATATATTTAGTTATTTACAACCACAATCAATATTTAATACTCCTAATTTATATTGAAGACATGCATTTATTTCTGTAGCAGTTTCTTTTTTACAAAGGCTAGCAGAAGACTTTAGTCCTTCTCTATAAAGTTTTAATGTTTCAATATCTCTAGTTTGTTGAGTTAATTTACCTGTACAATCATTTTCATTACAACAATTATTTTGTAATAATTCTAAAGTTTTTTTATCAATAGTGCAATCTAACTGACAAGTATTATAATAACAGAAAGTTTCACTATTAGTTATTATAGGACTATTAGGGTCTACTTGTTGCTCTACAACTAATTCTAAAGTATAATATCCTTCTGCTATATCTTGTAGAGGTGCACTTATATTAGTTTGTTGGCCTAAATTCTTAGCATTTAAAGTAAGTTGTCCTTCAAATGGAATTAATAGTTGTATAGTTGTAGTTTGACCTGGATTTAATACATTAATATAAGTTGTTTTAATTGCACCTAATGTTAAATCATACTCAGAGGTATTATTTACATAAATATATTTGCAACTATGTTGACTAAATTCTAAATTTAAATTCATTTTATTGTGCTTTAAAGCTTTCGTATAAGTTTAATATTTC